TGGAAGGGATTGGGATAGTGGTGCACCTGTTGTTAAAAAGTCTGATGGTACTGATTGGGACTATGATCTTGATGGCACCATTGGTAATGGGTCTACTGTAGAGGTTCTCCTCTCAGTCTATGATACTAAGATGAAAAGTATTGTAGGTACACGACTGGATGCGGTCACAGTTCTTGACCATGTTCAGTACGTTCCAGATACTGTTTCAGATGATGCTTCGCCATCTGTTGCAGCTGAAAATAATAACAGCGAAGTGTTGTTTTAACCTCCTCCCAAAACAACTAGTGGCCCCCTTCGGGGGGCTACCTTTTAAGGAGATAACATGAAAAAGATTGATACATTAGTTGAAGACCTTGAGTCCGTGATCTATGGACAAGGCGGCTGGAACGGAACCATCGGTTCTATGCTAGGCAACAACATTGCGATGTCTGCCAACAAAAGATTTAGTAAGCCGCAGGAGCCTCGTGGGTATCTATCTCTTTCGTCTATTGGCACACCTTGTAAACGTAAGCTTTGGTACAAAGTAAACAAGCCAGGCTTCGGTGAACCACTCAGTGCTAATCTACTGCTTCGTTTCTTTTATGGAGATATGATCGAAGAGCTTATCCTATCTATGGTGATAGCTTCTGGTCACAGCATGAAAGGTTCTCAAGACAAACTCAACGTTCATGGCATACGTGGTCACCGTGACTGTGTAATTGATGGTATGACTGTTGATGTTAAGTCTTGTAGCCCATATGCTTTCAAGAAGTTTAAGGAAGGTACACTACGTGAGAACGATGCCTTTGGTTATATAAGTCAGCTTAGTTCTTATGTCTATGCAGGTAAGGATGATCCTCTGGTTACAGACAAGACACATGGTGCATTCCTTGCGATTGATAAAGTTAGTGGTGAGATCTGCCTAGATGTGCATGACTTCACAGAAGATCTTAAGACTAAGGAAGAGGAGATGCTTGCAGCTAAAGAGTTAGTAGCAGGTGACATACCTACTGACCGTGTACAACCCGTACCTGCAGGTAAGTCAAGTCCTAATACTAAGTTAGACAAGTCTTGTCAGTTCTGTGAGTATAAGAAAGCTTGCTGGCCTAATCTACGTATGTTCAAGTACTCATACGGTATTGAATATCTAGTACACGTAGAGAAGGAACCCAAGGTAGAAGAGGTGTTCGATGACACGGGCAGCTAAAGCCAAGGGACGTGGTGGACAAAATGAAATCAGAGACAAGCTATTAGAGACCTTTCCTGAGTTCGAGCCTGATGACATAAAGTCCACAACTATGGGAGACACTGGAGAAGACATCCAGCTGTCTCCCGCAGCTAGAAAGAAGTTACCAATTACTATTGAAGTTAAACGTAGGAAGTCTGGTATGAAGATGGCCTATGACTATATTGAACAAGCTAATAAACATGGTAAAGGAGAGCCAGTTGTATTTTTTCGTGCGGATAGAAAAGACTGGATTACCATGATTAGTATAAATCATTATATGGAGTTGTTAAAGAAATGGAAGTAAAAATTTGGGGAGTAACTGAGGGTCCAATAGCTATTGAAGAAGTCTCGGAAGAAGAACTTGAGATGGCACCTGATGGATCTAAGTATTTTATGGTGTGTAGAACAGAGATAGATGGTGTAGTTGGTGAAGATAACTTTTGGTTCGAGGACTTCGATGATGCTTACGAATGGAAAAAGCATTTTATGAATAGCATTGACCCGATTGTGATTGACATGAATGGCACTAGTGCGTATAACTAGGGGTCTTTCGAATGAGGTTTGAGCTAGCAATAAAGATAAAAGTAGACCCTGAAGCTAACTTTCTTGAAACTTTTGGGGATAACTCTGATGTGCTAAAAGAATTAATCGAAGCTAGTCTATACGATATAGACGATGTAATTGTAGAAGAATGTGAGGTAAAAAATGTTGAATGAATCAGATCTAGAAGCTTGGGAATATTACAACGAAGCCTTAAAAGAACGTATGACTATGGATCAGTATCAACGGGCAGCGGCTAAGACTGCTATCTACAATAGTACACATAGTATACTTTACCCTGCTCTTGGTTTAGCAGGTGAGGCAGGTGAGGTTGCAAACAAAGTTAAGAAGATGATTCGTGACAACAACTTTGATCGCAAAGGTATTGCTGCAGAGATTGGTGATGTGCTTTGGTATCTAGCTGCGCTGTCCCGTGATCTTAACATTGACTTGCATGATATAGCTTTTGAAAATCTAGAGAAGCTTTACGGTCGTAAAGCAAGAGGTACACTTTCAGGATCAGGAGATAAAAGATAATGGCTAAACTAACTATAGATGAAGTAGAGTATGACACTGAAGATTTTAACGAAGATCAGATGAAAGTGTATAATGAAATTTTGTATGCCCATGATCAATTAAATCGGTTGAACTACACGGTTCAAGTTTTAAACGAACGTTGTGTAACGTTGTCTAAAATCATTGTAGATTCATCAAAAGAGGTAGAGACAACAGATGAAGATTAGGCGTTTTTACTTTACGAAAGAAAGTGAATGGTCTCGAAATGTCCGTAGAGATGACAAGGATGGGCCTTGGTGTCGTTATGAAGATGTAGAGAAACTACTGGAACGCATCGAAGAACTGGAAAAAGGAAAAACAGATGAATAACTATTTACCAACAGACTACCAGTCATTCATTCACAAGTCACGCTATGCCAAGTACTTCGATGGTAAAGGGCGTGAGAACTGGGACGAAACAGTAGAACGCTACATGGATAACGTTGTGCGTCCAGCAGCAGGTGACGACTCATACATCAACCAGATTCGTGACGCTATCCTAAGCTTAGAGATCATGCCATCTATGAGAGCTATGATGACAGCTGGTCCTGCTCTTGATCGTGACAACACAGCAGGTTACAACTGTTCATATCTACCCGTAGATGATCCTAAGAGCTTCGACGAAGCGATGTACATCCTTTTATGTGGTACTGGGGTTGGCTTCTCTGTAGAACGACAGTACATTAGTAAACTTCCAGAAGTACCAGAGCTGTTCGAGAGTGACACTACAGTCGTCGTAAAGGATAGCAAAGAGGGTTGGGCTAAGGCTTTTCGTCAAGTGTTAGCACTTCTGTGGGCTGGAGAGATTCCTAAATGGGATGTCTCTCGTGTGCGTCCTGCGGGTGCAAGACTTAAAACATTTGGTGGTAGAGCATCAGGTCCAGCACCTCTGGTTGAGTTGTTTAATTTTGCTGTGTCTACATTTAAAAATGCACAAGGTCGTAAACTCTCAAGTCTTGAGTGCCATGATCTAATGTGTTTCATTGGGCAGATAGTTGTGGTTGGTGGTGTACGTCGATCAGCTATGATCAGTCTATCTAACCTAAGTGATGACCGTATGCGTCATGCTAAGTCAGGACAGTGGTGGGAGACTGCAGCTCATCGTGCGTTAGCAAATAACTCTGTATCTTACACTGAGAAGCCTGACGTAGAAACATTTATGCGGGAGTGGTTAGCTCTAGTAGAAAGTAAGTCAGGAGAACGGGGGGTATTTAATCGTGAAGCATCTAAGAAACAAGCTGCAAAATATGGTAGACGGGATAGTGATTACGAGTTTGGTACAAATCCATGCAGTGAAATCATTCTTCGTCCATATCAGTTCTGCAATCTTACCGAGTGTGTCGTACGTGCTACAGATACTATCGACGACTTGGAACGAAAGGTCCGTCTGGCAACAATTCTGGGAACTATCCAATCCACCTACACAAAGTTCCCGTATCTGCGAAAGGTGTGGAGAGACAACACTGAAGCCGAACGACTGCTTGGTGTGTCACTCACGGGCATAATGGATAACCCATTACTAACAGCAAAGAACAAAGGACTGAATGAAACTCTTGCACACCTTCGTCAAGTGGCTGTTGATACTAACGCTGAGTTTGCTGATAAACTTGGTATCCCTGTATCTGCTGCTATCACATGCGTCAAGCCAAGTGGGACTGTTTCTCAGTTGGTTGATTCAGCATCTGGTATCCATGCTCGCCACTCACGGTTTTACATTAGGACTGTACGAGGAGACAACAAAGACCCTCTTACTCAGTTCATGAAAGATCAGGGTATTCCTCATGAGCCATGTGTGTTCAAGGGTGACACTACTACAGTGTTTAGCTTCCCTCAGAAGTCACCTAATAAAGCTGTAACACGTAATGACATGACCGCCATTGAGCAACTTGAGATGTGGTTAGCTTATCAACGTAACTGGTGTGAGCATAAACCATCTGTAACTATCTCAGTCCGTGACTCTGAATGGCTAGATGTGGGTGCCTTTGTGTACAAACACTTTGATGAGATGTCTGGTGTGTCCTTCTTACCACACTCTGATCATACGTATCAACAAGCACCTTATCAGGATTGCAGTGAAAATGAGTACAAAGAACTTCTAAAGTTGATGCCAAAACGTATTGACTGGTCAAAGCTTTCAGAGTATGAACAAGAGGACAACACTGTAGCAATGCAGACTATGGCTTGTTCTGGTGATGTATGCGAAATCGTAGATCTAACATAGGATCTATACCTTCACCCTGCGTAAAAGTTTGTCGAATAGAAGATAAATATTGCGCAGGGTGTAAAAGAACTATTGACGAGATACGTGATTGGATGGTAATGTCAGAATACGAGCAGAATAAACTGCTGTATGAATTAAAATGGAGACAGTCTGTTGCAAACAGTTAGAAAAAAATTTAGCCGTGCTTTGTATGAAGCATACGATTCACAAGCTAAGGATGCTTTAACAGAGTATCTCACAAAGAAAGGTCACACGTTAGTCAATACCGAGGAAAACTACAACGTAGATGTTGTCTCTCAAAAACATGGCTATACTTACTTCAATGAAGCTGAGGTCAAGGTAGCTTGGGACGGTGACTGGCCTACACACTGGAGAGAAATACGTATCCCAGAACGTAAGCAACGTCTACTTGATAAATATCAGAGTGAGAATGGAGTACTTAACTTCTACGTTTTTCGTAAAGACCTCAAGCAAGCTTGGCGTATCAGAGACTTCTTGTTGACCAAGGAAAGTCTTGGTGAAGCAAAGGGTAGATACATCAGACCAGGTGAGTTGTTCTTTCACATTCCATACACAGAAGCGGAGTTGATTATACTATGACAGACAACGTAAATAAGCCTCCTCACTACGGTCAAGGTGACATTGAATGTATTGATTATATCAAAGACATCTTGACAGATGAAGAACTTATCGGTTATTATCGAGGTAACGTTGCAAAGTACTTACACCGTTGGCGTTACAAAAATGGTCTAGAGGATTTGAAGAAAGCAAGATGGTACCTAGAAGCACTTATACAAAATCAAAGCAGACAATAAAACCATTTAACGAAGGTTATCAAGCCTTCCTTGAAGGTAACTTGGGCAATCCCTACCAAGTTAATACAAAAGATAATAGGGATTGGGAGATGGGCTTTAACAAAGCCTATTTCAAAAACAAGGAGCTAGTAATTGAAAGAGAGCTTAGAGAAAGAAGCAAAAAAGTTTACTCAGCAAAAGCGTAAAGCTCCTACAACAAAAAGCCTGACCCCAAGAATATACTTAGCAGGTCAGGCTTTAACTGGTCTGTTGGCAGGGGCAAGGTCGAGTAACGATATGCGAGAAATAAAACGGAAGGCATATGATTGGGCAGATTATATGCTTGATGATGATATATAAAAGGGGGCTTCGTGCCCCCTCTTTTATTGGTATTGTTTTCCGTAGACTTCTAACTTCTTTAAGTCATCTTTAGTTGATAGGTAACTCCTGAGTACTTCTAACTCACCTCTAGTTAAGTTCTCAAAATCATCTTGGATAGACTTTAGATCTTGAAGTGCTTTCTTTATCTCTTTCATGTTGTACTTACTGGCTAGTTCGTACTGAAGACCTATGGTCTCTACAGGACCAGAGTACTGCAGGTATAAAAATGTTTTAGCTAACTCTTTAGACTTTTCAATTTTATCTTTCCAAGCTATCTTTTTACCTTCTTGGTCTAAACCTCTAAACCAATTATTTTTTATCAACAATCCAGCTTCAGCCTCAAGTACATCAAAGAGTATTCCATTATACCTGTTTGCAGCTTTTGGAGATTGCAGTCTAACTTTTCTAGCAGCGTTATAATCAAACTCACCAAGCCCTGCCATGCTCATTACACGTTGTGTGTCTGTTAAACGAAGTGTACGAATACCAAACATTTTTGTAGAGTTTATGTCAGCTTGACCACTGGCAGCTTGTTGTAAAGTCTCTGCTAGAGGTTCTCCTAAGAATAAACCTGCGATGTTATCAACATACCTCAAAGCATCATTTACACCTTTATTGTTTTGATAACGATCAATTGGTCTAGCTTCTTCTTTTCTAAGAATGCCTACACCTAAGTTAATAGGTTCAAGAGGTCTTAGAATTGCAGATGCAGGTTGTGTAAATACAGAACTTGAAAACAGTTGTTCAGTAGCTCTCCACAAGTCTCTTGTCTCAGGATCAAACATATCTTTCAAAGGTGTTATAAGGTCTCTTTGAGTTTTTGTTAAGTTTCTGGTAAGACCACCAAGACTGAAGTCCTCAAGCAGCATAGTTGCCTCAGCCTCTGGCATAGCTTCACCTCTGCGAGCATAAGCAACCCACCTTGCAACACCTTTAAATAGTGATATGGGATAGTCGTATCGTTGATTGATAACCTCACCAGTTAGTGGATCTGTTGTAGCATAGAGGGGAAGTCCATTATCTATATTCTCACCTTCAATATCTGATAGGCTCCATACAAGTCCTGTTACTACTGCGGATCTAACAACAGCCTCATCTAGGGGCATGTCTAGGTTTTTAGTTCCAGACATTACGATGTTTAAACCTGGAGCATTTCTACCAGTAAAGGCGACAGTGTTGTTAAAGAACCTACCAAAAGGTACTAGCAAACCAATACCAGGAAGGTTTCTTGCATCTTCGATTACACCTGCAATTTCACCAATTGGTGTTTTGCTTTTATAAGATTTAGAAAAGATAGCTTCGAGAGTTTTATCTACAGCCTGTGCTTCTATCTCTCTGTACTGTTTAGAGGTCATAGCTTTAGCTGCACCATCCCAAGAATAGAAATCGTTCCAACCTCTTCCATAACCTGCTCTTAATAGTTTATCCATTTGAGTTAAAAACTCTACAGATTTAGTAAAGGAATCTTGAGCATGAACTAAGGTAAGAGTTTGTGTGATATCAATAAGATCATCAGTAGCTATGTCTACAGCTTTTTTAGTGGCACTAAACTTACCATTAGTTAAGAGTTTGGTAGCATTCTCTACACCACCAGGAAGTACGTTATTTAACTTTTGAAGTGCCTCGGAGTTTCTTGTAAGTGCAGATTGAAAGGCAGCATAGGTCATATCTGGATCAGACATAAACTTAAATCTAGAGTAGGTATTACTAAATAAAATATTAGCTAGACGATGAGACTTTGCACCAGACTCACTTGCACCAACTACTTTTTTAAGTGTTCCCCAACTAGCATGTACGGAGGCTAAAGCTACATCACTTACAGTATTTAAAGCTGCGTTTGTACCCCAACCAATTACATTGAGTGCACTTGTAGATGGGTGAGAGACAAGAACACGAACCATTTTATTTTGTGCATTACGAATAGTGTCAGTAGTATACTCTTTTGTTTTTGATCTGGGCTTTTTAATCAAACCCATATCAACACCTTCATCAAATAAATGTTGAAGTTCTAGATCAGTAACGTTAAGTCCTAGTTGTCGAGCTGATTGACCTACAGCATTCAAAGCTCTACCTGATTCAGACATTTTATATGCTAGGATGTCACCAACATCTCTACCAGTAAGCTTCTTTTTATTTTTAATTTTATTGCCAGTTGCTTTTTCAATAGCAGTTAAGAAATCTTGAGCTTCTTTGTCACTAACACCAGAGATAATGTCTGCCATCCAGTTGGTAAACTTATCATCCTCAAATCGTTTACCCCAAACAAATCCACGTTCAAGTGCGGTTTGAGTCATACCTTTAAACACAACTTCACCAGACTCTGTCTGATGTCCTAGCATAAGAGTTGTAAAGAAGTCTGTGGATAGGTCTTTACTTTCTTTAGAAAACTCCATACCACCTTTAATCTTTGTCTTCCAATCTCTTCCGATTGGTGCAATAGTTTGGTTAGTATAGTTTTCAATAGCTTTAGACATCTCCGATAAGAAGCCTTCACTAGCTGGCTGTGGTAAATTTTGTGTTGGAATTTGTGTATTACTCCAGCCACGTTTAAGTACGACACCTGCTTGTACTCCACCCATGACTAGACCACCTAAGAATGCTATACCCATAGCAAGCTCGTCGTACTCGTCACGAATATCAAGGTCTATAAGACCCTCTTGATATAGTGCCTCCATACCTACACCAACTATAGAGTCTATACCTGCAGTAATTCCTACTTCTGCTAAAGCCTTTCCAGTAGCTAATCGTTTAGCACGATTAGTACCTAAAACCTTAGCAGAGTACTCAGCTATCTTTTGAGTATTAGCAATGTTAGCCTGAGCCATTGCCGCAGTAAATTTCTTTTTACCTGTGTTAGCAATTTCTTTTTGAGTAGCACCTTTAAGAGCTTGTTTTTGCATTTCTTTAAATGCTTGTTTCCTGGCTTGATCACTGGTAAGACGCAGTGCACCACCACCTATTGCTTTACCTATCAAGCCACCAATCAAATTGATTGGATCAAGCAAAGCAGTTCTAGTATAGTCCATAACACCTTCTGCACGTTCTGCAAGAGAGGTCTTATCACTAAACAAATCAGCCATATTCTCGTAGAGGCTATAGGCAGCAGCAGCCCTAGCCATCCTACTATCATCACCTTTTATGTCATTAATATAGTCCCACTCATTTAGTCCACGTACAGTATTACCTGCACTAACACCACGTCTATTGTTAAGGAACTTATCAACAACCTGTTCACGACTGTTATTTATAAATTCGTCTTTACCATAACGATCATACATAAAGTTTTCAATGATTGAATACATGTTATCGTCTTCAACCATATCGTCTTGAGTATATGTACCAGGTTCAGGTAATATAGATTGTTGTGTAGGTGATTGAACTTCTAACTCTTCAAGAGTAAAACCCTTGTTTTGAGTTATACCTAGTTCTTCGGCAGTAAAACCAGCCATTAATTATTCTCCAAGTATTGGATAATATACACCATCCCTAAGCTCAAACTCGACTTCTTCATTTAAGTAGGGTTGTAGTGCAGGTTCTTTTTTAACCATTTCAGGTGTAACTGTTATTTTAGTTCTATTTGAAGGATTACTTAGAGATATGATAGACTGCATCCTTGGGTCTTTATCTATACCTTTTAATGTAGAAGGAAAACTTTCCATCTGCGTTTTAAGCCAACCCTCTGTTGCATAGGTTTTATACAAATACTGGGTTGCTAAAGTCTTAGCTTCAGGTGTTCCATTTCTTAAATCTTCAATAGCTGTTTGAGTAAGTCTACTCTTTTCGTTAGATGGATCTGGATTATTAGTAAGAAATTCTTGACCTTTCATTGCAAGTAACTCACCAATTAATTCAAACTGCTCGTCAAAACGTTTAATTGATTTTTCTGGGTCTATCAGTGTAGAAGAAGGTATATCAATAAAGGCAGTACGACCAGATTTTCTAGTCATATTCTTAATCTTTTTTGCAAGCTTAAAGTATTCTTCTTTATTAGATAAGTCTACCAGTTCAAACTCTCTGAACAGGTCAATCTTATCTTCTGTGGTGGTAGGTGCATTAACAATACTAATTATGTCTGGTAGATCTTCAAGACTAATATCGTTTTGAAATTGACTAGCTTGTTCATTTAAGAAATTTAAAACATCTTGAGCCGCATATGGATCTTCAAACACACTATTATAAAAATTTAAAGCTTTTTCACTATTGATTTCAGAATCTTTAACTCTCTGTTGAAGTATTGAAGTAGCCTCTATAGCACTTTCCATGTTTTTAGATTTAGTACTACCACTACCTCCTTCACCTGCTAGGTATAAACTAAGCAGGGTATCTTCACGTTTATTTTTTAGATCTTCTTTACGCTGTTTTTCTTTATCTACGTAGTCTAGATAATCTAGTGCGCCTTGTGAACTCCATCCCATAATTATACCCTCGCCATTAGACCAGTCTTAGCTGGCTCTTCTTCTTCAATCTCAGGTTCCATCATTGGTTCTTCAGATACCTCTTCCATAGTTTCTGGAATTGATTCACCTTCTTCTTCTTGTATCTTTTTAAGCATGTTTTTAGCTCTGACAGCATCTCTCTTATATGACAAAGCTTTCTTACTCTCTTCGTTTTCAAACCCTTCATCATACTCTAAGTTAGTTGCATCTGCAAACCCTTTAATATATTCGTGAAGAACTGGAGCTATGATCAAACTTACATCAATGCTATGCATACCTTCCATAACTGCACTACGAAGGATACCTTGAACTAAGGTCACAAGGTCTGCTCCATACTCTAAAAAGTATAGTACATCTTCCATAGCACCAGGCTTCATTAGATTATCTATATGAGCATCTAATGCTTCTATGGGATCTACAATTTCTGGAGGTCTTTCATATGGTGCATTTTTAGGAGTCGTCGTAAGCGACTGCCCTGGAATTGGTCTATCGAAAGGACTAATCATTAGTTATACCCCTGAGTAAATAAGTTTGCTTCTGCTTGTCTACGTTTTGTAAGTCCAGCTAAAACTTTACCGTCAGCTCTATTATATTCTAGGATCATCTCAGAAATTTCTTCATCACTTCTTGCACCTTCTTCGTCACCTGTAAGAAGTGTTTCAAGGTTTCCTTGCCCTAAGTTTTGAGTAAAGCTTGTTAAAGCATCTATTTGATTGTCAGACCAGTCATAGCCATACTTATCTTTAAACTTTAATACTGTAGCTCTTGCTTCTAATAAGTCTTTTTGTAAAAGTTTTTTAGCTTCTGCTTCGGTAATGGTAGCTGTCTCATTGGGTGCGGTAGATCCGTAACCATATGTCCATTTATTAATATCCCAATAAGGTTTATTTCTAAAACCTTCAAACCCAGCTACAAAACTAGCTACATCTCCTGAAGTTTGGACATCTGGATCTTCTGTTGGAGGTTCTATCTCATCAGTAAGAGGATCAATTTCTATATCTTCTTCTTCAAGTTGCTGTATAAGTTCCTTCATTCTATCTTTAGAAGACTCGTTTTCTTCTCTTATTTCAGTAAACCTAGCTAATAATTTTTTTGAAAGATCCTCTATATCAGCCTCTGAAACAGTCTGTTCAGGAACTCCTAACGATCTTACACGGCTGTCTCTAGATCTTTTAAAAGACTCAGCCATCTCTGTTCCACCCCTTTGGGCAGCTTCAACTAGGTTTTTATAATTATTTGCGTAATTTACCATCTAATCTATCTCACTTAATTTGTAACGTCATCAACAATGTCAGAAGCAGACTCAATTATGCTACTTGTTCCGAACAAGAACCTTAAACCTAAAGCAGTGTCTGCTGTGTCCTTTTCTATTGTAAGTTTTTCTCTTACAATTTGAGCATTCTTGTCAGACAAGACAAGCTGAAGTGCTCTGTCTAAAGCTGCTTGATCTGATGTATACACGTAGGACATCAAGTCTCTTTCTCTCTGCCAAATCTGATCTAGGTTTGTAGAAGTCAAAGCATTAATTGTTTTAGCATAATTCATGTTGCTTTCGTTCTGAGCTGCTGTATTCATGGTGGCTATGTTTTGTCTCCACTGAGCATTAGCCTGAGCAATCACCAAACCGTTTTGAGCATTGAATAAGTCACGTTGCTGTTGAATCTCTGAGTTAAATTTACGCATAGCATTAGTGCTATTTGTATTAAACTGTTCCATAGCATTCTGTTGTGATGCATTAAACTGTGAAGACTGTTGAGACAAGTTAGCAAAGAACTGATTACTTTGATTCTCACTAGAGGCATTAAACTGCTCCATAGCATTTTCAGCAGCAGCATCAGTAAACAACGACTGAATGTTCTGTTGAGCTTTAAACATAGCTGTTTGCTGTTGATTGTTAAGATTAGCAAAATCCATTTGCAAAAAGCTTTGAGCATTCTGTACAGCAGCTTGTTGTCTGTTACTTAGGTTAGCCATGTCTAAGTTAGCTAAAGCAGCAGCCTCTGCCATTACCATAGCTTGACTGTTAGATACGTTAGCTAACTCCATAGTATTTGCAGCACGAGAGTTTTCTAAAGCAATCTGCTGTTCAGCAGTAAAGTTCATATTTGCAACATCAGCAAATCTTGTTGCATTAAACACACGAGCTTGGAAAGCTTGGTCAAACTCTTGACCTATAAATGCTGCTCTTTGTTGTGCTGCAAGCATAGCACGTTCTTGTCTGTTTGACAAGTTCTTAAATTCAAATTGTGCTACTGTAGCAGCATCAGATTGTGCTATAGGTAAAGCACTTTCCATAGCAGCTTGAATCATTGCTTGGCCAGCCATAGAGGATGCACCAAGACCACGTTGTGCCATAGAAGCCATTGCAGCCCTCATAGCACCTGCAGCCCAAGGGGGTGTGTTACCACCTTCAAATTGCTGCATAAGTCCCTCTAGCTGACCTTGTACTGTAGCTTCTTTAGTTGGAGTAGCTTCAGCATGTTGAACCATTTCGGCAAATGTAGCAGCTTTAACAGCTTGACCTGTTATGTCGTTATTGACATCTATAAGCTCGTTATTTTTAACTTCTAATTTATCTGGAGCTACTACGTCTATAGACTTACCTTGAGCTTCATCAATGTCTGATACAGAACTAGTAGTTTGTTGAGCTACTTCACCATCACTTAAAATTGCTTTAGAGTCATCAGTGAGTGATCCTGTTTGAGCAGATAACTCATCTAATTCATTACCAACCCCTGTGGCAGTTTTAGCTACAGTTCCATCAGCTACTGTAGGAAGAACAGGTGTAACTGCTTGAGATGTAGTTCCAACTGTAGCAGCTTGTGCTACTGGGGCTGTAGCCACGGTTTGACCTGCATCTACAGGAATAAAATCACTGGCTGTTGGTGCAATAACATCAACAGGAGACTGCATAGGTGCCATAGTACTTGATACTAGACCCTGTTGCATACCTTGAAAATCTTGCAGAGTTGGTCCAGTAAGAGTTTCTTCTGGGTATAGAGTAGAACCAGTTCCAGTAGATCCTATAGCTGTTGTACCACCTTCATCAAATCCCCTGCTAGACATAGACGACATAGCTTGTTGGTACTTACCCATACGAGCAGCAGCTGCTGGATTTGCACTTAAAAAGTTTTGTAGTTGTGATGATGGTCCATTAAAACCTAAGAATCTTCTTGCCAGAAGAACATCTGGAGAGTTTTCACTTACTGCACCTCCTTGAGCCATCCTCATTAATCCACCTCTGGCAGCAGATGTTTGAGCCTGTTGTTGCTGCTGACCTGCTTCAGGAGCTTTAACAAAGTTAATAGGCACTGCTGTAGTAGGAATACCATTTAGTTCTGTAATAAGAATAGTTTGAGCTGGATAGAATCTATTGTAGTATTTAACTTTTCTATACCCAGTTCCCATAGCTTGCTGAGACCCTGGAATTGTTGTAACTAAATCTGTAGGTACAGCCCCACTAGTGCCAGTATAAGCTGTCTTATAAGTTGTTGAGTCTGGTATTGCAGATAGGGTTTGTGTAGCTGTAGACTTTTGAATTGTGTTTGCATCTTGAGAATAAGGTACAGTATTCCCAGCCGTATAAGTAGTTCCAGGAGTTGTAGTAGTTGCTTGGGTTGTTGCTGGGGTTGTAACAGGTGTATAAGAAGGGGTTACTGTTGCTTGAACTGCAGTTTGTGGTGCACTAGGGTTTACTACAGCAGTCTCTCCAGCTGGCACAGTTTGAACTGCAGTACTAGGTTGTA